ATAGCCTTCACTCTCTGCTGTATTCGCCTTCCAGGTATCTGTCGTCACATATCCCGCCTCATTGGTCAGGTCTCCCACATCCTTCGGCGCTCCTGTCAGGTCTTTGTAATCCCCGGAAAATGCAACATCTTTCAGGTCTGTTACGATCTTCTCCAGCTTTCCCAGGATGACCGCCAGCGTCTCACCGCTTTGGATGTTTGCCCGTTCTTCGGCAGGCGTATATGAAACGGATGCATTCTCATCGATGGCGCCCTTCGTCCCCGGCTCCCCTTTCAGGTTATGGAATTTAAAACTGATCACCCTTGCATCATCCGGGCCGCTGATGGAGATCTCGGCATAAGGTTCTCCGATTCCTGCGTCCACTGTTATCTCCGGCTCCCCCAGCCCTACAGATCTGCCGTCTTTTCCTTTTGGCAGGATGAAGTTAAGGACTGCCTGGCTCGGCGTTCCCACGTTCTCCACCGATGCCGTCTCCCCGTCTGTGACCTGCCCGATCTGTATCGTGGCCGACTCTCCTGGAGGCCCCTGCAGCTTTCCCATATCCTTCCACTGTGTCCCGTCCCACACATAGACATTTTCTCCTATGATGTAGGCCGCATTGGGCTCCCCCTCGGCAGGCAGTTTCTCCACGGAATCCGCTTTTCCGGTGATGTTGATCGAGGTCCCGTCCTTCCCTTTTTCCCCCTTCTCTCCTTTCGGGATCTTGAACCGGAACCTGGCATCCTTCTCTGTCCCTACATTCTCCACAGAAGCTGGCTCCCCGGGCTGCGCCGTGACCACTTCATCCACGGAGACTGTAGCAGAAAAATCTCCCCTGTCTGCGGCGTCCTGAATATCCTTTGCTGCTTCCTGTGCGCTGCTGACCGCGGCATCAGCCCTTTCGACTGCTTCATCTGCCCCGGCCACCGCTTCTGCCGCAATTCCTGCCATGTTGACTGCCGCCTCTTTTGCAGCAGTCGATTCTGTGTTCACCTTTTCGGCCAGAGAGATCAGGCTCCCCCTGACATCTTTCCCATAGTTAGCCTCTCGTAAATTCTGGATCTCTTTACTGATGTCAGCCATCTTTTTCACCGTCCTTACATGCCTGTCCCTGCTCTCTTCTATCTGCAGGGACCTTTTCTTTGCAGGCCTTCTCCCAGGACTCCCGGTCCTGTTTACGATCCTGTTCGGCAACCCTGCTCATAGCGGAGAGCATCTCCCCCAGGATCATCTCCAGCAAGAAAGGCGGCAGCCCGGAATCGGCCACCACCTGATTCAGATCCCTCCGAAAATCGTCAATCTTTACTGTCACTGGTTTTACAGTTTTCTTTTCTTTTTTCCCTTCGATCATATAAGACTCCTTCCTAGACTGTTTCCCCCATATCCCGCGCCGCAAGAAGCAGATCCAGCTTCCTGTCGATACTGATGAGCAGTTCCGTATTTCTTTCCCGGCCTGATTGCTCTTTTACGTCCTTCCGGATATTCCCATTCTTTTCGGTCTGTTCCATCGGATCCCCTTCTTCCGCCATCAGGACCACATCTTCATTTACGATATCTTTATTCCTATTTTCCATCATTTCCTTCCTCTCGGTCTATGCATAATAATTCAGATCGACCAGCCTTCCGTTTTTGAACTGCATCCTTCCGCTGTCTCCCCACCGAGACGCCGTCCCGTCCGGGTTCATCTCCAGTACCTGTACAAAATCGATCGTGGCACTGATCCCTGCATCCTCATACTGGATCCCGGATCCGCTAATCTTCGCGTTCCGGATCCATCGGTTGTGCATGTCCAGGTCACACCCTGCATGCAGCGTATCGCTTGAGTAATCATCCATAGCATCCAGCGTATAGGTAAAAACCATGGTATATCCACTGCTGGATGCAGATTTCTTCGCCGCCCAAGTCATATAGGCCGCCTGACTCTCCAGGTCAAATACGAGCCCCCTTTTCGACCTGTCATTTGTCTGGAAGTTTGTCCCGATCTTCCCGATGTAGTACCCGTCCCTGTAGAAATGGTTCCCATTCTGGTCGAAAGAAGACCGCAGCTTACTGTCCTCCACGCCGTTGTCGTAGATGGCGATCTCCCCGGGATTGATCTGCACATATCTGCTGCTGTGGTTGAACCCGTAGATCACCTTGTCATAATACTGCTGCACATATGATCCAAAATCTCCCTTTGACACCTTCGTTTCCACCAGTTCAGACGTCACTTTCAGGGAAGCGGCCAGCTCCACCTCCGCTCCCTGTGCCCGGGTCACCTCGGCGGAGATCAGGTCTTTTGCCACATTGAACTTGGAAACGATCTCTTCATTTACTGATTCACGGTACTCTACGGACAGCTTCTCCGCGGTAACAGAACCGGCCTTGATAAATTCCCCCATGAATACGCCGTCTATCGTCCAGGCGTTAAGATACGGCCCTTCGAAGCCTGTCCTGGAAAAGCCGATGCCGTTCATGTTGATCTGCATCACCTGGGAAGCATCCTCTTTATTCGGTGCGTTCATGTACAGGTCCCGGAGCCATCGGCCGTCCTCATCGAACTCCGATATCTTATAGCCGCCCTTGGAGCCGGTCATCATGGCCGTGGCGTTGTCGATGGCGGACTGCATCCAGCTCGTGGTCTGGCGGACGTTGTCCAGCTCGGTACTGACCTTTTTGTTGGAATCCTTCATCTGGGATGTATAATTCTTCCGGATGGTAGTGCCAAGTGTCAGCCGGTTCCGGTCCGGCTCCTGCAGGTATATGGTCATCTCCTGTACCGGGAAGGTCCTGTCCATCCCGTAGGGCCAGGCCGATGCATGGACCGTATCTCCCAGGGCGAACGCTTCATAGTCGCTGTCCAGATCAGACAGATCCAGGGCAGTGAGCTCCAGCACCAGGCTCTCATACTGGTTATCCTTTAGCCACTCCTCCCCCTTCTTTTTCAGGTTAGCCGGGATCGTCACATCGTCCCAGGTGACTACCTTTCTTACCCAGCCGTAACGCTCCACAGCTTCCGGGATATACAAGTAATCCTCTCCACCGTTGACCGATGTGATGTCCGTATACGCCTCCAGTCCCTCAATGTGGCTCTCGTCCAGCCTGGCTCCCAGCGGGATCACCGCCGTTGCCAGATCCTCCGCGCTGCAGTTCTCCGCATAATCCAGCAGGTTCGAGCCGAACTCGATAGGCTGCTCACAGTACTTTCCGTATTCCGGCAGGGTGATCCAGTCAAGATACCGCACGCCGTCCACTTTCCGGATCCGAAGGTAACCGCCCAGCCGGCCCACCAGCTTCTCCCGGATGGCATCCAGGGTAGTCTCCCGGTTCGTGTACCGGTACAGGCTGTCGTTGGTATCATGGATCGTCACAATCCCCACATAGAAGCGTTTCCGCTCCTCCACCTGGCTGTTGTGCTCATTCAGCCAGGTCTCCAGAATCTGGCGGGTAGTCAGGTCGTGGTATTCCGCCTGGGGCTGGATGCTGTCGTGGAGGAAGGCAAGCTCACCGATCACAAGGCACTCTTTGATGTTGTCCTGGTCTTTTCCACAGCTCCTGACCTCACCGTAAAAGATCTCCTCTTCATCTTTCAGTACCTGGATCATGCTCTGCCTGTTCTGGATATTTTCATATTCCGGATTCCCGGGAGGCAGCAGGAACTCAAAAGAACCCGCATCATTCAATGCCAGCTCCAATTGAGGCTCTATGATCACATTCTCATCATCCCCAGGATAATACAGCACTTTCCCGTCTATGTATACCTCATACATTACAAACTCCCTCCCCTGTACCTCACCTTTACCAATCCTGTTCCCTGAAAATCCAGCCTTACCTCGGACGCCCCACCCACCTTGATCTGCGGATATCTGTTTTTTCCGTCCCTGAGCTCATATGCTTTCGAACCGTGCAGCACTTTCAGCCTGTCGGCTCTTGATACTTCAAATACCGGCACCGTAAGCATATCCCCCTTCGGTATGATGATCTGCTTTCGATCCTGGCTGATCTCCACTTCCCCAAGATACCGGATCACCCCAGTCATAAAATTGAATGATCCCCATTTCCATGGCTCCTGTGAATCCTGTATCTCGTATTTATACGGCTCCGCAATGATCTCCATCTCAAATTTTCCGACCCTTGCTGTCCTTTCCACATCCGCCTTGATATAAGCGCGGCCAATGTAATAAAACGCAAGGTCATCGTCAAATATGATCTCCACCTTTCTTCCGTGGTACTCATTCATGAAGCTGGAAAGAAATGTGCGCCATGCATTCTTTTCCTTGACAGCTCCCAATTCCAGATGGATTTCCCTCTTTTTATAGCTTACAGGCCCGTTTGTCTCGGAGAGATCCAGCGTTTTTCCTCCCGGCACAGGTACAAATACATCGTTGACTTCCGGAGGCCCTATGTCGCAATCCTCTATCCGCAGTCCCCAGTCTTCCCACAAACGCTTCCCGTTGATCGCCGCGCCTTTCACGTACATCCTACCGCATCCTTTCCATTACATTTCTCATACCAATCCCTTCGTTTGCAATCTCGGTGATTTCTTTCCGGAATGTCCTCCGGCCCGGATACAGGTAAACCTCTCCGTTCCCCACATTTGCCAGATAAGGAAGGTACTTCTGCAGCATCTGAATAATGTCTGTCCATTCAAATGTTCCTGCTGCCCCGGTTCCTGCCGCTCCCGCCGTTCCCATATATCCGGAATAGTTCATGCTGTCGCGGATGACCCGGTTCACCTCCCCCATCTTCTCTTCATACCCAACTCCAAAGCCTTCTGCCGTATATCCCCCAATCTCTGCAAATACCTTTGATGGTGAATTGATACGCAGCCTTGATCTTGCTTCCGCTACTGCCGATGCACAAAGTGAGGCCACAGAATTAATCACTGCGGAACGTCCTGCACTGATCCCGTTTGCAAGTCCCATTGACACGTTATATCCCGCAGAGTGCAGTGTATTGGTTCCCAGCTTCCTGCCTTCGCTGATAACGGCTTGTGTTACAGAATTTGCCGCGCTCCTGACGGATGACTGTCCGCCCTTGATCCCGGATGCCAGCCCTTTCGAAACCGCGCTTCCGATTGTTTTGAATTTATCTTCCCGCAGCTCCTCCTTTGCCTTATCCCTTACGCTCCTTCCCACGGAAGAAATTGTACTGACCACCGCGTTTTTCTGTGACTGGATCCCGTTCTGCAGTCCAGAGCCAACTTCCCTTCCAATCCCGCTAAAATCTGACGCATTCAATACCTGCTTTGTGGAATCGATCATTTGATCCGCCAGTGCCTGGATTGCTGTTGTTGCCTGCTCCTGGCTTCCGCCGATTCCATCCGCAAGCCCGGATACCACATCCTGCCCGATTCCCTCAAATACCCTGGAAGGAGAATGGCTGTCAAATGTTGTCCTTGCCTGGAGGATTACCACCTTTCCCATATCATCCGCGGCAATCTTTCCCTGGTCCATTGCGGAACGGATTCCATTTCCCAGCCCTGTGCTGATGTCCACGCCAAGCGACTCCATGGCCGCGGCCACCTGCTCTTTTCCGCCGTTCAGAGAATTGGTATATTCCTCAATCATACCCTGGACGCTTTCATTTACGGCATCCTTCATGTCCAGAGACTGTGACCACATTTCATTAGCCTGTTTCAGCTGTTCATCCGTCATCCCGGCAAATGCCTGTACATACGAGGAGCCCTGGGGGCCCATCTCCGCCAGTTTATCCAGGATCCCCTGGTTGACGCCCCGCTCTGCCAGGACGGCCATATTATCCGCCCAGTTCGTAACCCCTTCAATCTGGCTCTGCATATTTGCCAGCAGCTTTTCGCTGGAAATCTCCGTCCCGGCATTAAACTCTTCAAACATGTTCATCTGGCTTTCAAGAACCCCGGAAACGGTCTCCTGCATTCCCAGATAAGTCTCCGTGATATTCTGCACTGCCGCGCTGTTGACATCCGCAGCCGCAGTCTGAGCCGCTGCATTCGTATTGGTGGATTCCGTGTTTGCGTCCGTTGCCGCTGTAACATCAGACCATTTGATTCCATACTGCTCCAATTGCTGGGAAGCTGCTTCAATCTGCGCCTGCAGCTCTTCCTTCGTAGTTCTGTTTGTTTCCAGAGCTTCCGTATTTTCTTCCTGGGCTTCCGTCAGTTCTTTATACGTTTTCTTCTGATCCCGGTTCAACCCGTTTAACAGGGCATAGGTGCTTGCAACCCCTCCCGCACGCTCATTTTCCTCTTCCAGCAGGGCGTTCGTCTTCTCTTTCAGATCCGCCGCTTCATTTTCTATCTTGATGCCCTCAATCTCCAGCTCCGTTTTCTTTTTGATCAATTCAACGGCATACTCCTGGGCCGCCTGCATCTCGATCTGCTTCTGGCTATTGGTCAGATATTCCTCAATGGCTTCATTGGTCAGGTTCAGACTCTTGGACTGCTCATCATATGCAAGGTTTAATTCCGGAACCAGCGTATTCAGTTCCGCAATGTACCCCTGCATCACCTGGGTCTTCTCATTGCTCCTGTCAGCCGTCTGTGACAATACTTCGATTTTCTCTGCCAGAATCCTGGCGTATTCCCCCTGGGCCTGCATCTCCGCAGTAGTATTCCCATAATCAGAGATCAGCTCCTTCGTAGATGCCGCCACCTCATTCGCGGAATCACAGATCTTATGGTTTGCTTCTGCCAGTACCTGGGCTTCCGCGGATGCTTCACTGACTGAATCCGTATAAATTGCCAGGGCCGTACCAGCTACGGCGACAGCCGTTGCCACCAGTACAAGCGGATTTGCATTCGCTACAGTATTGAATATGGTCGTTGCGGCTGTGGCCCCTTCCGTGGTCGTTGTATAAAGTGCAACCGCCGCTGAAACTGTCTTAAAAGCCACTGCGCCTGCTGCCACCCCGCCCATAACCGGGATCAGCTCATCCATATGGTCCACTACCAGGTCCAGCCCCTCTTCCATGGCCGGAAGGGCTTTTTCCGCAATCGGTACTGCAACATCAGTCTGGAACTTTTTTCCCAGTGTTTGGAATCTGGCTTCCAGGGTGTCATATCTGACCTCTTTGATCTCCTCCATGGTGCCCTTCACGTTATCGAACGTTGTGTTCACCTGATTGAGGGATGTGATGACCTTCATTGCGTTATCTTCCCCCAGGGCGCTCCACGTATTGCTTGCCAGGGTGAGCATCTCCTGTTTATTCGCTGCGGTCGCCAGGTCATTGATCACAGAGCGGAATACATCCTTCGTCGTGGCCTGTCCGGATTTCCACTGGTAGAACAGAGATTTTGTCTGTTCGGAAAAACTTCCCAGATTCTCTTCAATCCGTCCGTCAGCCAGGCTGTTTCCAAACTCCTTTACAAAGTCATTGACCTTATCCAGGTTATAGGCTCCGGAGTCAAGGCCGTTTTCCAGGATAGCGAACATTTCCTTCGCGCTGAATCCGGCCTGGGACCAAAGGGGGCCATACTCCGCTATGTTGTCGGCCAGCTCCCCGGACTTATCCAGTCCTCTCTGGGCTCCCTTTGCCATCAGGTCAAACGCCTCCTCCGATGTCACGCCCATGTTGTCCATCATGGAATCCACGCCCTTTATCGTCTCGCCTAAATCCATCCCGAACACGTCCCGCATGGCAAGTCCATTTTCCGTCATATCCCGGATCTTGGATGCGTCCAGTTCGCCGGTATACTGTCTGACCAACGCCATAGACTGCGCCACATCGTTGATGTCTTCCCCATAATTATTCCGATGCAGGTCATCCATGACGGACTTGTAGATCCGCATCTTTTCCGTGGTCGCTCCTGTACTTGCCTGGAACTGCTTCTGCGCCGTTTCCAGGCTCATCATGGACTGCGCCGCGGATACTGCGGTATCTTTTACCACATTGACCATCGAATTGACCAGGTTTGTCTTTACGACTGTACCAAAGTCAACAGTCACGGCTTCCGCTTTCTTGACTTCTTTTCCGAACTCATCAATAGAGGAAGCGCATTTGTCCGTGGAATTGCGGGCTTCATCCATATAAGCCGCATTTTTATTTAACGCCGCGGATGTGCTGATAGTCTGTGCTTCTGCCGTATTCAGCCTTGTCTCCCAGTCCCGTATTCTATTTTCTGCAGTCTTAAGGTTCTGGTTTCCTTTGGAAATGGTAGCCTCGACTTCTTTCAACACTGTGTTTTCCTTCTCCAGTTCCTGGGACAGGGCGTTCACTGCCTCTTCCTGGGCTTTCATAGCATCCTCGGAAGCATCCCCCGCTTTTGTCATCTCTTCCAGCCGGTCCTTGGCGGTCTTACACTCTGTTCTCAGCTCCTCCACTCTCTTCGTGTGAGTAGCCTGCTCTTTGTTCAGAACAGAAAGACCATCAGCCACCTTCTCATAATTCTTCTTTGCATGCTCTAAGCCTTTGCGTACTTCTTCTTCCTTTCTCTTCTGCTCTTCCAGGATCTTTGTCAGAACCTCATGCTTTTTCGTCAGGGATTCCAGGGAGTTCTGCTGCCCTTCACACTGCGCTTTCACCAGTCCCATTTCTGATTTTAAGGAGGATAATGTCTTGTTGCAGCTTGTGACATTCTGGTTAAACTCTTTTTCACCATCCAGTGCAATCAGGGCTCCTATCTTTTTTGCCGCCAAATGTTATCACCTACCTTTTCTGCATTAGAAAAGAGAGCCTGTTTCCAAGCTCCCTTCTCATTTTTTTATATTTCATGCAACAATACTTTTGTTTGGATAATGCTTTGCAAATGTATATACCGCCCGCAAATACTCTATATCCATACTTGCTTCTACTCTCATTTCTATTTCTTTTTTATACTCGCTTTGAACTGTATTCTGTGTTCTCGCCTGCAAATACCCCTGTACCTTCGTCTGGCTTTTAATGTCTGCCAGAACAGCCTCCTGTCGCTCCAGCTTGTCCTTCAGATAAAGCAACAGCTCCTGATTCGCTCCGGTTGAGAGTTCTGTTTCCATCTCGTGAAAACGATTTATGTATCTGGCGGTGAAAACAGTCCCTTTTGTCCCTGTCAGTTTATGGGCGATAAATTCGCAACCTTTTTTTGTGATTCGGTAGCAAGGCATTTCTTTATTCTGACTATTTTTATAAGTGCTTTGCGTCCAAAAATCGGACGGGGCAATCTTGCCCTCTCCTAATTGTACCTCATATCTTCTAATATCCTTCAACAATCGTTTATGCTCTTTCTCTACCATTTCAGCCACTTCCATAGAATTTAATGTTTGCTCAATATTCTGCATAACGAAATCTCCTTTCTAAAATGAATCTTGAAAGATATCCCTTCGTATGCTAAAATATTCTACGGAGGGAAACCTCAACCTATAATAGAGTGTTGTATTCGTTGGTAGCGTCACAACGCTCTATTTTTTTATCTCCGAATATAGTTTTTCAATCCCTCGACGAATACTAGCAACTCGCGTTTCTCTAAAATGCTCTGCCACAGCATCTAGTTTTTCAAGTTCTTTGTTATCAAGCCGAACTCCTAATTGTTTTCCTCTGGGATTATCACTCTTCGGGCGACCTGTTCGTGGACTCATTTTTTATCACCTCACTTTTTGATTACCACAAATTTATTGTAATTATTGGTAATCAAAAAGTCAAATACAAGTTCAAATATTTCCCTCTAAATTTAAAAATTCAATCCCCTTTTTAGACGGAACATATACTTCTGGCAAATCCAAATCCGAAATATCCATATTTTCAATAATTCTAGAAATCAATACTGCTTTCGCTCCTTTAATTGGAAGAGAACGTTCTTGTAATATGTCTTTTAATTCCTGAGCTTTAAATGTATTCAACAATTCTTCCGGCTTGGCCTTTTCCAAATACCCCGAAGCCATAATTTTTCTATGATACTCTGAGCATCTTTCCAAAGGATATAATGATTTTATGTATTTAGGATAATCCATATTGCTTTCATCAATCTTCTTCCCCTTTTTGCTCCAATTTAGAAAAATACTCATAGCCTTTTTCATCATATACTCATACAAACATAATGTAGTTTCACAATCCCCCAATGCTCGATGCGAACTTCCCTTCGGAATCTCTGCATAATCTGCTAAATCCCCAAGTTTATGACTCTCTACATCATCAAAATATTCATACGATAATTTCAGAGTATCAACACTCTGATTTTTGATTTCTTCTCCCCATACTTTTAAGTATGCTTCATTAATAAACTTAATATCAAAACCTTCTATATTATGTCCAACAAGAGGAAGATCTCCGATAAAGTCCCTGTATTCAGACATTACCTCATCAACATCTTTCTCACAGTCCCTCAACATTTTTGTTGTAATACCTGTAAGATTCGTTATTTTGCTACTTAACGGTTTATCACGATGTATAAGTGATGAATATGTTTCCATAATTTTTCCGTTGATCACTTTGATTGCCGCAATTTCAATAATAGAATTTTTATTATAAATCAATCCACTGGTTTCAATATCCGTAATAACACAATCTGGAAGAATCTCAAAGTTTCTTTTATTAAGATCGTTTTCTTCCCGACTATCCTTTTCAACACCATTTTTAACTTTTCCTTTAAAATCAGTGATTGAGTTTGACTTAGCTTTAGGACATTTTTTCTTGTTTAAGTATTTTTCAACTTCTTTTTTCTCTTTCTTCCACGCTTTTTCAAATTCATCGGAAAAATGCTCTAAATAGTTTATTGCCAGAAAACCAGGATCTTGATATTCCATTTCAAATTGATTTCTAAGACCACATTGTATACCCAACAGTCTATACTTTTTCTTTTCATCATTTGAATACGCATATTGTTTTAGTACATCGAAAAAGTAGGGATTCTTTTTTGCATTCCAAATCAACTCACATAGTTCACAACTTTGCTCTATCCGCTTGTCAATTATCGGAAGGAATTTTTCACAATCATCAGTTAATACCAGATACAATTCCCCATCGAGTAAAATAATCATATCGAGAATTTTATATAACTGTTTTTTTGCATCTTGAATCTCTGATTTTTCTTTTTCTAACCGTTCCTCTTCTAGCCGAACTCTTTTTTCCTCTTCAATACGTTTTAAACGCCTCTGCTCATTCAGATACTTTTCCTCACATTTTTTACACCTTCCAGAACCATAAATCTGTAAAAAAAATCCTTTTTTACCGCAAATCTTACATCTTCCCATTTATATTCTTCTCCTTTTCTCCTGTCCCATCAAAGCGCATTTTCATTATACATTAGACAAATTGATGTTACAAGAAAGAGAGGAAAACCACCCGCCGAAGCAGGCAATCTTTTAACACATATAAAAATATTTGTTCTTAATTGACAAATACTTTTATATGTGTTATTATGTTATTGTCAGGAGGACCTACAAATGAAAAGCTATTCATCAAGGGAAGTTATCAAAATGCTAAAAGCGGATGGCTGGTATGAAGTAAATGTGGAAGGAAGTCACCACCAATACAAACACCCAACCAAAAAGGGACGTACTACAGTAAAGCATCCTGACAAAGATATCCCTCTTAAAACGCTGAAACGCATTGAAGAACAGTCGGGGCTAAGATTCAGATAGCCCTGGCTCCCTCCCGACATATCAGATTTAAGGAGGTCATTTCCATGAAAAAAGTAGAACGCTATTTCTACCCTGCTGTTTTCACTTATGAGCCTGGACAGGAGATCGCTGTTGATTTTCCTGATTTAAAATGCGCCACCAGCGGTATCAATGATGATGACGCACTTTTATCCGCACGGGAGCTCCTCGGCTGCGTCCTTTACGGCCTTGAAGAGGATAAGGAGGAAATTCCTGCCCCCACCCCTCTGGCTCAGGTAGAGATCCAGCCGAATGAGCGTGCCGTATTGGTTGATGTCTATATGCCCTCCATCCGCCAGGCTCATGTCAACCGTTCTGTCAACCGTACTGTAACATTACCTGCATGGCTCAACGCTGCAGCGTTGGAAAGAAATATTAATTTTTCCCAAGTATTGCAGGATGCCTTGAAAACCCAGCTCCATCTCGGATAAAGAAATGTTCAAAAAACCACCTGATTCAAAACAGGTGGTTTTTACAATTTATTTTCTTTTCCTTTTGATCGTCCCGATCGGAACATGCCATAATCTCTTCCCGATATAGAAAACAACCAGTCCGATGAATACCAATACCGCAAATTCAGGAGTACAAAACATGCACAGCAGTAAAATGATTCCCGTGATCAGCTGAATCCAGGCTTTTCTTCTCTCTTTCATGTTTCATTCCTCCTCGCTTGCTTTTCGTCCATTGTACCATACGCCATACTATAAGTCCAGCAGCGATACCTTCCTTTTTTCCTCAAATATACACCTTTTCATCTTAAAATTATGGAACCACTTGAAATGGGTATACAACTCCAGCCATTTTCCCAGGTACATCCGGGAAATCTCCTTTTCTGTATACCCCATCTGCAGTCCCATAAATACCAGCCACGCAAAATCTAACTGTCTGCTGCTTTCTTCTGGTTCTTCTGATCCTGCGTGGTCTTCTCGTTTTTTAGTTCGAAACACCGATAATATTCCGCGTGCAGCTTCAGTGCAAGGCTTACTGGACTGATATCCGCCTTTCGTACAATCTCATTCCTGGAATAGGAACGCGGCTCCCGCCCTTCTTTCTCCGCTTCGATCTCCTCGCCTTCATTTACCATGAAGAAAAGCGCCGTATTCACGGTCGGAATATCCGGCATCTGAAATGCTGTCTCAACGTTTCCATTTTCATCTCTGGTCTTTTCCCCTGCCTCATCCAGTACCGGAGTCCATGGGTAAATCTTTTTTTCAAATGCATCCAGGGAACCGAACTCATCCTGTATTTTTTCCAGGACCACCAGGTCACACTTAACCGGGTACTTTTCCCCGGACAGCTCAATAAACTTTAATTCTTCGAACATCTCTTACCTCCTGTTCAGATAGTCTCCCCTCCGGTCTCTTCTTCTCCTTGCTCTTCACCGCCGTTTGTTCCGCCTCCAGGTCCCCCGCTTTCGTTTCCTGACTCTCCGCCGCTTTCCTGTGTCTGATCCTTCTTAATTCCAGCCATTTCATCAATCCAGTCCCGGGCTTCCTTCTCTGTATCGTAGATCATGGTTTCTTTCCACAGGTTATCATCAATCCCGATCGCCTGTCCCGCGATAGAAGGAGTCTGATATTCAATGTTATCCCCTTTCGTCTTGAAACTTTCCTGCCCTTCCGCAAATTTCACTTTATAGATCCACATAGCGACATATTTTTTCAGACCATCCACCTTTTCATCCATATAGATTCCGAGCCCCACATAATTCGATGAATCAGTCGTCCTGTTTTTGATTGATGTACCGCTTTCCCCCTCTTTTGCAACCGTATGCCCAAACATGACCGTGTGCGCCTGGATCGGCAGCGTATCTGTCCCCAGCGTTACGTCCGCATACTTAAATTCCTTATCGTATTCCGATTTTTTGTTGTCTGCAAAAAGCGACCCCTCCGCGTACTGCGGGCTGATATCTAGGGCCATCGCCTTGCCGCAAGTGAATCCGTCCGTATACTTCGGAGTCCCCGAACTCTCATCCAACTTTGCTACCGTCGGTTTTGCTAATCCTACATATGCCATAACCTTTTCCTCCATTTCTTCCTCAATGTCACACTCAAAGATGATGTGGCGCTTTTTCACTTCTCTCAGTACCGTAACCTCCGGATAGGTGAAGCCCTGCTGGTACAGCGCCCTCCGTACCCTGTTTTTCAGTACAATGAAATTTTCTTCTGCCGGGATGTACAGGTGCACCTGCACGCTTGCCCTGACTGCTGCCGGGGCGTTATCTGCATAGAATACCGCCCTTTCGTCCGCGTAATTATACACAAAAAAACGTTCCTCACTGCCTTCATAGATATCCGGCGCATAAGGTAATCCGAAAGGCTCTATTGCCGTTATGATCTTCTCAAATTCCGTCATACCCCCGTCTCCCTGTCAAATACCTCCTGCATCTTTTTCAATACTGGCTCTTCGGCCGCATGGACGGCCGGGGTCAGGACAGGCGTTGCCGCCTGCCGTCCGCCCACGCCATATTCCAGCGCAGCCATTTTCTCCATGTTCCGTACCCCGTCTTTATCCTTCCCTGTTGGGCGCACGCAGATATAATACCCCATCTGATTCCTGGATGCCCCGGACGGTTTTATGGAATCGACCATTGCTCCGGTGTCCTTATGGGCAGACGCACCTTTCACAACCGCATCCTTTAAGATGGGGACTGCCTCTTCCAGCATCACCGGAGCCAGTTTCTCCGCATCCAGCGAAGAGAGTTCCTTCATCAGGTCATCAATGCCTTCCACTTCAAACTGTGCCATTCTGCCTCCTTTCACAGGTCAGGATCATGCTCATGGACTTATTCCTCCGGTATGTCCGCCTGACCTCATAAATGCTTCCGTCTGATTCATCCATCAGGCTGCCCTCCCCGGAATAATTACAGGCCAGGATCTCAATATTCTGATCCGCCGTATACCCTTCCTGGGATGCCAGGATCTCATCATTCCGGGTCACATCCGTAAAGCTGGCCGGGATGCTCTCTGAAAGTTCCCCCTCCGGCTGGTAAAACCCGTCTTTGTCCTGGGTGCTGTTTCCTTTTTTCAGCAATCTGATACTTTCATTCCACATCAGGAACCTCCTTCTTCCAGGGAAAGCCGGAATACTTTCTTCCTGTAGAGCTGCAGGTACTTCTCCGTGTCCGTGCGGTCGTTTCCCAGGTATGCCTTTACATACAGGCTGACCGCCGTGACCACGCCCTCATAATCGTCTGAATTTGTAACCAGCCGTTCCGGAACCCCGGATGCTGCCATATCCGCCAGACAGTCTTTGATATACAGATCAATGTCCCCATCATAAACTGTGACAGATTCCGCAATCCCGCATCTGTTTTTTACAATCTCTAACATGATATCCTCCGCTGCCTAACGGCCATTCTTATTTCGCTGCCGGTGTTTCCGCGCCTGCTACCGATGCGTCGTCAATCGTGATCTCCCCATTCACGAATGCCTGATCGTCTTTCGTCCGGCAGTCCTCCCGTTCGATTGCCCGGAATAACGTCAGATCCTCTTCAAAAGCGTTCAGATCGCCTGCTGCCGCAATGTTGGAGGAAATGATCGTGAGCTGCTTCCGGTCGAAAAACTTGATCCCTTCTTTCAAGTCTCCGATGACCATCGGGATTTTCCTTTTCTTTGCAGTAGAAGTATCGGATGGAAAATCTGCATTCGGAATCACTTCCACCGGAACCACCGTTGCGCCGGCGCAAAGCCGCATCTGCATCGGATCGGCCGGATTCGGCTGCAATAAATACTTCCCATCGGAATCTTTGAGCGTATCCAGATACTGCAGCCCGTCATCATTCGTCACGATCCTGGATGTAGACTTGAACGCCGCTCCCAGTGTCACGTTCAGTGCCTTCTTGATATCATCCAATCCGGACAGCGCCGTCTTTGCTTTCTTGTTGATCTCCGTGCGGATGATGTTATTTCTGGTCACGCGGGACTCATCACCGATCCAGTTGATCAGTACAGAGCTGATGTTGGCGTCTGAATCCTCAAACAGTTCATTGGTCACCGGGAAATATCCGGCATACTTTTTAATCTCATAATCCATCCTTTCAAACTGCGGGGTTTCTTTCTTCGGAACTTTTCCGCCTTCACCGATCTGAGAAAATCCGGTCTGCTGGGTTCTCTTTTTAAATGTCCTGGAACCTTTATTGGTAGTGACAGGTTCCACATCCACCAGATTGATCAGGGACGCCTTCGCCTCCCGTCTTTCGTTGATCCTTGTCTGGATGTCCTCCGGTACCGTATATCCGCCGTCCGGATTGCTGCCTTCACTCATATCATCAGACACCCGGAACCTTCTCCTTGCGGCATTGGCAAATTCGTGTACGGCGTCTTTCGGTGCCTCATGCTCTTCCGGATCTGTTCCCCCTGACGTAATGGCATCCACAGCGCCTGCTGCCGCGCGGTTCTGCATTTCCTCCAGACCTTTATCATCCAGGTCTTTCAGCAGATCGAACTTGTCCTGCAGCTTTTTCAGCTCTGCCTTTTCCGTCTTTGCCTCTTCCAGCTTTCCGGCCTCGACCAGGTTCTGGATCGCCAGCTTCTTTTCATTAATCGCATTCAGTAATTCCAATAACTTTTTATTCATCTTGTTTCTCCCTTCCACAAAGAAAGACTTAGACGCCGTACAGCTCCAAGTCTCCCAGAATCTCTTTTTTCAGTTCCTCATTTTTATCGGCTTCCGCCTTCTCCTGAATGACTCTCTGCCGGATCTCTTCCGTCAGCCGGAGTCCGTCATAGGCATTGGTGACCTGCATCCCCGCTCCCAGGGTTTCATCCGCAAATCCCATCTCGATGGCCTGGTTTGCAGTCAGCCAGGTCTCCCGGTCCATAATCTTCAAGATCTCTTCCAGAGGTCTCCCGGACTTCTCCGAGTAAGAACTGGCCAGCGCTGCGTTCAGCTCCTTCAATGCCTTGGCCCGCTTTTCATACAGGTGATAATCTCCGCTTGTGTACCCGCTTCCGGTTACGTTGTGGATCATGATCATCCCCACCGGGCTGATCAGTACACGGGCGGCCCCCATAGCCGCCACACCTGCGGCACTTCCCGCCAGGCTGTCGATTTCCGCAACAGAGTTCTTACATTTTCTCAGGAGCGTGTAGATCTCCTGGCCTGCGTATACATCCCCGCCCCCACTGTTCACGAGCACGCGCAGCTCCTCCCCCGGATCCAGCGTATCAATTACGGACTTGATATCGTTCGGGCATGTAGATTCCCATTCCAGCCAGTCATAGATCCATTTGGTATCATTGTTGATAATGTCACCCCTGATCTTCGCTTCCTTCATTTCCTTCACCTTCTTTCCCATACTGTTTTCCCACCATTGTGACAGGAATATAATTTCCGTTTACCATCAGGATATCACCTCCCTCTTTCTGCGGAAGATCCAGATATTCCCTTGCTTCATTCGGTGTATAAATACCATTATTCACCGCCGATGACAGATTCCCCATCTGTGTTTTTGCGTCAGTCCGGAGGATCACCTTTTCATTGTATTTGTAGTAATACCCTTCCTTGATCTCCTTCGGATTCAGGCATTTATAATTGATCTCCTCTTCATACGCCTTCATCCGGTATGACATGGTATCTACTAAAAATGCCAGCTGCTGCGTCTCACTGTTGGCATAGCTGGACTTTTCATAATTGTTGATCTGGTTCGGTTTGATCCCGAAGGCCCCCGCGATCTGCAGTGCCGAATATTTCCGCAATTCAAAGAACTGGGCGTCTGTCAGGCTCATGTTCAGCGGCTTCAATTCCAGCCCGATCGGAACCGGTACGATCTTCCCTGCATTCTTGCTCCCGGTCAGATATTTTTCATACCGGTTCTGTAGCTCCCTTCTCCGTTTTCCATCCAGCTCGCCTGCCGGAAAATACATCACCGCACTTGCAGTCAGCCCTTGCTCATAGAGATTGTTCATGAAGTTCTGGCTTTCCAGCGCTCCGTCAATGGATGATCCTATGATCTGCCTGACCGGCTCCCCCATGATCCCATTCAGACTGTACCCTGTCTTAAAATGCAGGACATCCTCCTGGGGGAATACATACAGTTCCCCGGTCTTCGCATCCGTGTACTGGTAATACAGCTTTCCCTTTTCCCGGAAGATTCCCGCGTCGTCCATCAGCACGGTGACATCAGAAGACGGCATCAGCCACAATCCATAGTTTATGACCTCCCCGCCATACCGATCCGCAAGGAAGTTCCTCTGGATCCATACATACGCATTTCCGTAATGCTGACAGTTCAGCTCCACGGAAGACCACAGCGTGGTGGGCGTCATGACCGGGTTCGGCCGGACTGTCAAAAGCCTTGTCATATCTGTCGGTTCCGCCCGGATCTTCCCCTCCGGCGTGTCCTGATAATATTTCAGCGGCAATTTTCCCATTGTCTCCGACAGCATTTTCATGCAGGTGAAGTAAGTCACCTCACTGATCTTCCTCTTATCCCTGGTTGTGATCCCCAGCCAGTCCAGCAGTTCCTCATCATCCATATTTACCGTCGGCATAGTCAGCGCCGTCCATGCATTCCTGATTCTGTTCCACATCCCCATAATCACCACTCACTTTCTAAAAACGCGTCAATTGAATCCAGAAAATCTGTTCCAAATGTGTGATACAACGCCAGCTTATATGCGCACAGTATCGCATCCACCGGGTCGATCCTCTTTGTTGTTGCATCCTTATCAATCTTGATCAGTCCCTGGTTCTGCCGGATTACCGCATTGCTCATGGAATAATTCAAAAGCGGATTATAAGTGTACAAAATATTCCTGCAGTACACCTGCTCTCTGAATCCCTGGGTCGATTCATTCAGTGACTTATGGCTCTGGTATACCTCTTCCACGGTGTACCCCTCATCAGACAGATCCATCATCAGCTTGGCGGCATTGGCCGGATCGAAGCAAAGACACTCGATCTTCCATTCATTTTTTTCGCAGGTCTCCAATACATACTTCATAACAGCGCTCTGGTCCACGATCGGCGTGTTAGTCACTGTCAGGAATCCCATCCGTTCCCATGCGTCATAATCGACTTTGTCTTTGGCCTTTCTTTCCATCAGCTTCTCACGGTTCGGAATGAAGGAATGAGAGTATACGATATACTTCACGATCTCTCTTCCTTCGGCATCAAATTCCCCGGACTTGTATGGAATGATAAATGCTATTGAAGTCAGGTCCGTCTTTGCGGACATATCAAAGCCCACATATACGCTCATGCCGCGGGTGTCTATCGGTATTTCTTTAACCTCACAGGCTTTCCACTTCGCCATATCCATGTAACCCTTCTCTTTTGCCTGCACCCAGACGTTCAGGCACTTAGTTAGGAAAGCTGTCATATGCTCCGGAATTTCTTTTGCAATCTTATATTCCCCCCGGATCTTTTCTTTTCCCTCCTCATAGGTCATCCGGATCGGGTTTGCCTTTTCCCATAGGCTTTCATCATCCAGCCTGCTGATATCCTCATAATCTTCCGGATCAAGCTCACAGATATCCACCAGGTACTCTTCATTCTCCACATCGGAATCCGGATCAAGTATCTTAGAACAGTATGTATATTCTGTCACATAACAGGGATATGTCAGATCCATCCCCGCCGTAGTAATGATCATCAGCAGCGGCTCCCTGGTATTCGCCCCAAGCCCCAGGTCGTAAAACTCCGTGGTCGGGTGCTGGTGAAATTCATCCAGCACTAAACCAGCAGGGTTTGTCCCATCTCCTGATTTTCCATCTTCCTTGCTCAGTGGTTTTATAAAGCTCCCTGACCTGATGTGTGTAATGGAGTCCCTTGTTACGTTGAACTTTCCCCTTAATGGCGAATTTCTCATCATCAGCCCCGCCTCATTGAACACGATCTTAGACTGATCCCTTTTTACTCCAGCCGTATACATCTCACAGACTTCTTTGTTTTTTGTAGATATGACAGAGATTTCATAAAGGGCGATTCCGGCCTCCTCCTGGGATTTTGCGTTCTTACGCGCCACCTCTGTAAAGGTCTTTTTAAAGCGCCGTCTCCCATCCTTTTTCCGCTTCCAGCCATACAACTGACAGATCCGGAACTGCTGCCATTCTGTCAGTTCAATCGGTTTCCCCGCAAGAATGCCTTTTGAATGCCGCAGAAGCTTAAACCAGTTTATTATATTCTGTGCAGATTCCTCGTTCCAACAGTACGGGTATTCCTGGTCTGTCTCGAATCTATCTGCGTCATTCAGGAACCTCTTGCATGCCCATTTGTGCTTTTTACAGCTGATAATTTCATCTGTTATACACTTTTGCGCATACTGTTTGATATTCTCATATACTTCCATCAGATTGCGCCAAACTCCTCCATGATCTCATCCTCTTTCCGATCCCTCTTGTTCACTGCCGCTTTCAACCTGGAATCAATTGTCAGCCCGCACATAGACGCAAAACGCCTCATTTCAGAGGCGTAGGTCTTCTGGATATCCACCATCGGATTCTTAACCGTGATCGTCCCGGTCCTGGTCTCACGTTCTATGCAGTAATCCTGATCCCGCATGGCTTCCGTCACTTTGATATAGTTGGCGTAGGCATTGCAGTATCCGGCCAGGTTTGCATAATCCAGATTCCCTACAATGTCAATCTGGTTCAGCTCCTTGATGATCCGGCGCCACTCTTTTTTCGCCACATCATCGACCAGCCACTTCGGCGGAGTCTTCAGCTGGTTCCTTCCGGTCGTCACATACCGCTCTTCCTGCTTCTTTTCCTGCTTTTCTTCCTTTGTATTGTGGGCGCTCTGCATGTCCACGATCTTCCTTGGCCTCCCCATCCAGATTCCCCTCCTATCCTTTTTGCCAACTTTTTTTTCGTATTCGGAAATTTATGTGAAGAAAGGAGGACGTGCGGTCGTTCCTGGCCGTCCAAAACTTTTCCGCATGCCCCTCCCCTATCTGCTTCGGTATTCCATCAGCATCTTCTGTAATTTTTTCTGTGCTCCTGGTTTATCTTTTTTATACATCTGTTCGATCATGCTGTGTGTCTCATGGCTTAAGCTCATCAGGTTGCCGATGTCCATGCGCTTCTGCCAGTCATCCTGCAATGGGATGATATGATGGACTGTGTCGGCCGGTACCAGCTTCCCTTCTGTCATGAAGAGATAGACATCTATACCATCATCTGCTGCCATTGCTGCTGACCGGATCTGGAGCCATTGCCTGCTGCCATAGAACTGTTTGCTTTTCCTGTCCCTGCTGTATCTGTCGTACTCTTTGTGCCTGGCTTTGATGCAGGGACAGGTTGAACCTGACGGGATGCGCTGGCCGCATCTGCTGCAACGTTTGTATAGCGGCATAGTATCTCCCCTTTCCATTTATTTTGATATGCAAAAAGCGCCCTGCATCTTTGTGCAGAACGCCTTTCGTATATGAGGGTTCGGTTTGATCGTCCGGCTCTGGAAGTTCTCTCTTCCCTTGCTTTTCGATGCTACCATAATACCACAGATACTACTGACATTCTATGACATCTTTTAGATTTTCAGGAAGCCGGATATGGGCCAGGGCTTTACCGTGGAAACGATGTACCTGCCGTTCTGAATACCGCATCTTCTCCGCAATCTCCCACCAGTCAAGTCCCTTTATGTAGCGATAGAACAACACGTCCTTCTCGTTTTCGCTGGACAGCCTCTTAATCCTGGCAGCTATATCCTGGTATGTCCGAATCCGGTGATAACGTTCCTGTATCAAGTCTCTCTCCATGGCATCCAGCTCCGCGGCATATCCTGATAGATCTTCCTGGCCGGAGCCGTGTGGCATGCCGTCATTGTTCATGGATATGGATGCCCTCATGGAACGGATCTCCCTGATCTCATCATTAATACGGTGAATCCTGCGGACATGCCGTAGATAGCTTTTCAGATATTCTTTCTTTTTCTCATTTTCTTCTTTCACCGCTGTTGTCCTCATTTTCAACTTTTTTTATACACCTTGGTTTCATAAATCATTGCGCGCTTTATTTTTAAATCCTCAATGTGCTTCCGCAAGCACTCCTTGCATCCAGGTTTCCTGAGACCTACACATTCTCCCAGTATGCGGACTCTCTTTTCAACACCAAGCGGACAATAAAGAGAGCTTGCAACAATATAGTTCAGTAATTTGTCAATAACAGCCTGATCATTCATTATCCTGTTTTCTGTCATTTTAGTAAGCCCTCTGACCAAATTTTAGAATCATTCCCTCTATGTATTCCCCCATACAGAATAATGTATCTGTATCCCAGCAACCTTCGTCATGATCATACCTGTAATAGTAGACATCACCATCATGTACAAACGGCGCCGTATAGGAATAATAACATGGTACTCCCTCTGGATAATATGTCATTACATATTCATCATCCAACATAGGGCACTGTATTTCACCCCATTCTTTTCCGTTTTCCCAATTTAGCCACTTATCTACCATCCCTTCACTAAACCTCCCTTTAAATTTGAAGCGTGATCTGCTCCGCTTCCAAATCGTAATTCATCCATAGTGTCTCAGTCCGTCTTCTATTATCCTGCGCCCTGGTCGCTTTCTCTAGCATCTCTATGTGACCCTGATCTGTCATCTCGTGCCTGTACTGTTTCCTTCCGGCCCTGGTTGAAAATACATAAGGTGGATCTAAGTACATCAGAACATTTTCATAGTCATACGCTTCAATCAGTTCCAGAGCCGGGCGGTTTTCTATCTGTACATTTTTCAGCCTTGCGGCCATCTCCGCGATAGATCCCGGCAACTCATTCCAGTATCTTACCGCATATGCGTTTTCCCGGCCATGCACATCCTTTTTCCATCCGCAGTCCCCAGTCATCCGGAAGCCGTGGCTCTGCATAGACTTTACTGCAAAACACGCAGCACGCTCAATGGAATCCCCATGGTCATTTTGGACGGCTTCGTCATATATCTGCCTAGCATATGGCGTGTAAGCAATCCATTCCTGCAGCTTCTCCCGGCTTTCAGGATCCCGGATCACCCGGAAGAAATTCACCACTTCCCCGTCCAGGTCGTTTACCGTCTCAATCGGAGACGGCTCCTTTGCAAACAGCACCGCTCCGCATCCGAAGTATGGTTCCAGATAGCTGTGGTGGGGTGGCATGTGTTTGATGATCCAGGAAGCAATCCGCTTCTTGCTTCCTGGATAATTTAGCACTGATCTCATTTCGCAGCCCCTCCTTACTGAACCAGGCATACAGAGCAGGAACATTTCGCAGCCTTTTGCATATCCTTCTTGCTAACCCCGTGAAATTCCAAGACAATATACCCATGCCTCTCCAAATATGAGATGCAACGTTCAACACTGCTCTCCTTCACCTCTTCCAGAGGGCACCACTCTGGCTTCTCCTTATTCCCCCTGTAATCTTTAACATGTCTTCCTGTTGCCTGGCAATCATCACCCAGACTTCTAATCTTACAGTCCCTACAGTCTACCGGTGTATCAATAATCAATGCTGATTTACCCATTCTCTTCATCCTTCCTGAATAGCTGCTCCACACAATCCCTGATATTGTCCAATGTCCTCTTTCCGACTCCCCTTGCATTCGCAACCGCCGCCATAACCTCTTCCAGTTCTACTCCCGGAACGCTCTCCCTGCCGTCCTCGTATCCGTACTTGTACAGATCCGTGCAGAACCCGGCAAACTGCTGGCGGTCATATTTCTTGACATTCTTGTATACTTCCCTGGTGATCTCCGGCATGACGCCCTTTTTATTCCTGTTCATGATTTCTCTCCGTTTCGTTTATTTTGGCACTTCCTCTGGTTTAAGTTTCATCCTTCACTTTGACCGTCGCGTCCTTCTCGTACTTGTCGCAGTCCTCTACATCACATCCCCGGGTATGCTTCGTTCCGGATTTTAAAATGTATTCGCATTTGATCCCGGATTTTTTTGATTGTAAGTGACTGCTCTGTATTTACAGGTCCTGCACAAATGGCGGTCAGCGTTCTTCCCCTTTGTTTCCGCCAGCTGATTCCGGATTTTCTTTGCCGCGGCCCATACAGTAACATATTTTATTCCCGTCTTTTCCGCGATTTCAGTATTTGGAATCCCCTGCCTCACATAAGATTTAATTCAGATATTCCTTCAAAACATCTTCCAGCCCTTCCCTATCTCCATATTGTATTGCACAAATGATTTCATCATCAGCCTGTACAATAGCATCAATAATCTGTTCGATTGTATATTTTTCTTCACTCATTTTTTAATGTCCTTTCATTCTTTTGCATTTCATCCCCTTGCAGAAATACAACTTCGTTCTCCTCCTTGTCAAAACCCAGTCGTATTCACCAACAATCTCCCTCCCACATACCTCACATATTTTCACGTCTTCAGCTCTTGCCTTTCCATCTTTCTTCATCTGTTCTCCTTCCTATTTTCTCTTTTCCCCATCCTCCGGCACTATAGGCCGGAAGATGAAGAAAGATGGCTTGTACGCTGTGTGACATACCTACCTGTGTATCCATACGCCTATTCCAGCGGAGGTACCTTCCTTATGATGTCCTCTATATCTACGATCGTGCTTTTCTGCCCGTTCTGCATCACCGGCCTGCTGCCGATGTCGATATATTCATAATCATACCATCCTGTTATAAATGTCACATATCCGGTCTCTGTCTGATTCCCGTTCCGGTATTCTACATGGTCCCCGATTGCAAGGCTTCCTGGCTCCATCTCCGGTCCTCCCTCACTCTAAATAATTTTTCCTGCTGATATCCATCCATTCTTCCCTGGTATGGCTCTTCTCATATTCTTCCTGGACGATCCGACAGAGCAGCTCCCGCATTTCCTGATTGTTATGCACGGCCTCTGGCCCTGCCCTGTGATGGTCCAGGCAAAGGTCTACTTTCAGCCCTTCCGCCTCTGAAATATCTCGCTGTCCAGATCCGAAGATGATATGATGCTCTTCGGTATATTTCTCCCTAAGATCATTGTGCAGCCTCGCACAAAGGAAACAGGTTCCCCTTGCCGTGTTCAGGATGCTTTGCTTATGCCGCTTCCTTTTTTTCTTCCATTGCGGCTTTGGAATCGCCAGTCCGCTGTTTTCACTCAACAATATCAATCTCCTCTCCATGATCATCCACTTCCGCTTTCAGCCACTTTTCCCATCGTCCAGCGTCAGTCAGTTCCGTAAATGTCTTGTTTCTCAAATCTTTTATGAATGCAGTTATATATAAGGCCGCCGTATATTCTGTCTGTTTATCCAAGTATGCTTTTCTGGTACCATACGGCCTGACCATTTTTTCCGGATCTTCTACCTCTTGGAAATCTGCTTCCCGTTCAGTATTTTCAGTCGTTATTTGCGCCGGCGCAATTTGGTTTTGACCTGTTTCTTCCGGTTCGTTCATGAACTGAGGGCAATATTCCGGCATATCTTTCGTAATTTCCATCTGCCCCGGAATCTCATCATCTTCTGTCATGCTCTCTGGAATACTTTCCGCATTCATCAGAGATTCCGTCTCTATAGAATCCTCTTCCGCCTCCGTGTTTCCTGTCGTTATTTGCGCCGGCGCAATTACATCTTCTTCTGTTTTCTCATAATCCTCTGCATTTTTTTCGATTCCACCCTGTCCATCCGGCAGCTTGTCGGTTTTGTTTTTCTCTGGTTCATACTGACCTTCCGAATCTTTTTCAGCGGAGGCCTGCTGCCTGTCTGAATCTTCTTCTGCAGATTCCTGCTGCCCGTCCGGATCCTCTTCATCTGGCTTCTGCAGTTCTTCTGAATCTCCATGGTCAGCTTCCCCGGCCTGGGCAGCGTCTGCAGGAGCACTCTTTTCAGCTTTTTCTTTCCCGAAGTATCTCTGCCAGGTATTCCTGCCTGCTGCCGACTCCCCGAAAATATCCACCGTCACCTTGATGAACTCCTCCCAGGTCATTTCCTGCGGGGACGCGCCGAACTTCTTGACCGCAATCTTATCCTCATACATGATCAGAAAGAACAGGCCTTTCTTGTAGGACCGGTTTCCTGACGGGTTGATAATCTCCACCAGGTTCTTGATGTTTTCCTTCTCTGTCCCAAGGTCCTTTTCAGAAAATACCGCATTCAGAATCTCTTCGTTATCCTTATAAAAATTCTCGACCACCTCCCGGAGGTCATCGGCCACGCCCGTTTCCGGCTCTGCCTTATTGAACTTTTTCAGATCCCGGATATCCTGCCTTGAAGTTTCCGGCTACACCATGCAGCGATCCTCCTCCGGCAGCTTCAGCATCTCTTCCAGCTGGCTCCTCCCTAGCTCCGCATATTCCGGACTCAGTATCTCGGAATATCCATCTACGGAATACTCCCGGTTGATGCTGATAAACCGGCTTGTGGTAGATGCTTCCAGCCCCAGCTCCGCCTTGGCAAACTCCGCAATGCTCTTATATCCGTCATTTTCATATAGCTTCTGTTCCTCAATCTGTCGGAGCATGAAGCCGATCCGCACAAAGCTCTGCTTGATCCCAAGCAGTTCCCTTCTCAGCTTCTGCTTCATCTCCACCCAGTCAGTGAGCGTCATCTGTATATATTCCATGTCTGCCTCCTTATGCTATTTCTATTTCCACCGTTTGTATCGTTTCGGTCAGCGTTCCCGTTTTTAATTTCATCAGCCAGGCGTCCAGCCATGCTTGCATATTTTCTTTGTCCGGTTTCCCGTCCTTATTTCCGTACCACTGGATGATCCTTGGATTCCTGGCATCTATCTCAACCGTGATGTATGGAACATCCGGTTCTGTCTTGTGTCTCAGCATCAGTATGTACGTCTTGCCTGTGTTGTGTTTACTCAGGTAAGTGTCTCCTCCCACACAATGATGAAGCAACCGCCCCTCCATGACAATTTCCTCCGCCGACCTGGCTGGTCTGATGATATAGCTGTCATCCTCGTAAAAATATTTATTTCTTAGGCTTCTATAGGTGCTGCGTATCTCTGGATACTTCTCTGCCGCTTGTTTTAGATGTTTATCCATCTCCTCTTTGTTCGTTTCCAATACCATCTTGGTATGTGCTGCCCCTAAATCCCGCGGCTGTTGATATACAGTATTGTTAAGATCATAACCCAGGTTTAGCCTCATGCTCAGATAGTCCGTATAGGTTGTGGCCGTGTTCCTGATCCGCTCTGATGCACTTCCGCACTCTGTCCCATATTCGCATCCGGCATATTTTTCTATACGGTTGAGTAGTTTCTGCAATGTCATGTATCTGGTGGCCATTTCCACCTGCACGCCGCTTAGATTCGTCTCTGCCAGATGTTCGATCTGCTCATCTGTCCAGTTCTGCCCCTGACGTTTTTCCATCTGCATGACTTCCAGGAGCTGTATGTCTCCTTTCTTTCGGATGAGCTGCTTTACCCTTTCCTTCCGGATTCCCAGGAAGTGATTCGGCCGTCTTGCATTCTGATCAGCAATAATGCCGTAATAGCATTCGACCAGTTTTTCTGCCACGTTATCCAGCCCCATCTTTACCATGATCTCAATCTGTGGTGTCTGGATGTAACGCTCCAGGTAATCAATTGGATTGAGTTCTCCCACGCTCTTTGCGTATTCCTGTAATGCGCTGTACCGGAACATTGTCTCTTTCATTTCCTCATAGGTTTCCTGCATGACCGTACCGGCTTTTATTGAAATATTCTCCATACCGTACAGATTGCAATCATCCCAGAAAGTTTTCCCCGTATACGTATTATACTTGTGATAGTCTATCTGGGTCTTTTTGCCCGGCTCAAAATACGCTCTTGCAATCTCTGTTCCAGAAAGTTCTTCACAGGCGTTGTGCATTTCCACGCCTTTATCTCCACAAATAAATCCCAGTATCCACTTTTTCTCCACTTCCACATACCGCATGACCATTCCATTTTCTTTGTACTTCTGTCCCAAAAATAGAGAGATAGATTTACTGCTCGTTCCTTTCACTTTTCCCTGGCATTTATACTTTCCGCGCGCTCCGCACATCGGACAGGTACCATATCTGCCCTCCCTCGGTTCTTCCGTCCATCTCTGGAACTGGCTTTCATAGGAGATCCCGCTTCTCCATCTCGCGTCTGTTACTCCTCCACATTTGCTGCATGCTATCTTTACCCAGCTTCCACGTTTTTTGTAATACAGATAATGCTCGTTTTGGAAATATACTCTATTTGCTCTTTCCAGAATCTTTTTCTCCGGCAGTTCCTCAGTATGTGCCATTCTGTCTGCTAGTGCCTCCTGACGGCGCATACATTTTCTGTGCTCTCTGTTCCATCTTTCCGTTATCACAATATCGTCCTCATGCCTGTTTATGTATTCCCACCAGCGTTCCTCACGGTAGACGGTCACCTTGCAGAATTTTTTTATCCTTTCCAGATCCTCCGTGCTCTGCAGGACGTTTTCTTTCTCTGCCTGTTGCCATGTATTTATTCGTTCTGCCCATATCAGTCCTCCATAACTGCCTGTTTCCGCTTTCTTCCGTGTCCATTCCTCCCGTTCCGGCCAATATGTCCCGAAATCTTTCTTTGTGAGCACAATCCGCACCTCCGGTGTGTCTTTTGATCCTTTATGGTTCCGGTACACCTCCAGAAAAAAATGCTTTTCATGTCCCACGATCTTGACCGCTGTGACTCCGATATATTTCACATCTTTCTTTCTGCTGGTTTTCTTTAATCCCAAATACGGTATTTTCTCAATCGCTTTCTTTTTCATCCGTTCCGCCTACTTTCCCATGTAGTAGTCCCTGATGATCTTCTTTGCCCGTCCCATCCCCGGGATTCCGAGTGTCACCCTGGAAGCTGTTACGCCTGCTGCCTTCAATATATCTTTATCAATCCCGATCTGGTTCTTGAAGGACCATTTCAGCAGTTCTCCGATACATCCTTTTAAGGATCTCCCCTTCCCGCGGACCGCCAGGGCGATCTCCTCATTCTCCATGCACTGGCCTTTCAGATATTCCACCCAGTCCTCCATGATTTCCTTCGGCTTCAGCTCCACAGCTTCCACCTCAATCTTACCGATCGCTGCTGTCAACGGATCGCAGAGCATAGGCAGCTCCCCCAACATATACACCTCTACAATTTCCTTCTGGATCCCGTTCTCCTCCGCCATTGCTTTCAGGCTTCCCATGTCTCCTTCGTTGAAGAGATTTTCCGCCAGCTCGTTGATCTCCTCATAAGAATCAAACTCTCCAAATTTATCAAACACGTGTTCATCCTCCATTCTCGCAAAAATTCTTGTTTTTCCCTGATTTACTGAATGCGGAACCACTTTTCCACATTCCTCTTCCGATCTGCGGCAGTTTTCCCGCATGTCATTCCCTGTTTTCCTTGCATTTACTGAATACGGCGGCATTTTCCCGCGTTCACTGTCCTGCTTCCAGTAATTCCGTCAGCCGATGGCTGTAATCGTTGTGTTTACTGAATCGGAACACAATTTCATGCCGGTCCGCCAGCTCCGTGAACTGCTGCCACAAATCCCGGTTCTTCACTTCCCCTCCTCCGGCCTTCTTCCATTCACTCCTCCGCCAGTCTTCCAAGCTGCCCCGCTCCGCCGTATTCTTTACAAAGATACAATCCGTGTAGACCGTCACGCTGCACGCCACCTTCAGCAGGTCCAGCGCCCGGATGACCGCCAGGAGCACGCTCCTGTTGTAGGTGGTCTCCTTCTCTTCCCCGGATATCTCCCTGGTGACCGCTCCTTTGCTGCTTATGTACTCCACAACTGCCGCATACCTCCCATCCCGGATACACGGCCCTTGCAGGCTGGTCTTTACAAATACCTTCACTGTCTTCATATCAGATCCTCCTGTGCGGATTCGTCGGCTTCATCAGTGTGTAGTGCCTGTACTGATAGCCAGTTACCGGATTGATGCCCTCATGACATGTCCCCTTTTCCAGGATCCATCCCTTCTTCACATAGGGCTCCTTCGGCCAGCGGATCAGCCTCCGTATCTTCGGTTTCGGCAGGGGCATGTTCCTGGAAGCGGAAGAACTGGCTTCCCTGATCTTCTTTTCTTTTTTCTCCGGCTCCCCGGCCTTCTCTGTCTTCGTCATGTAAGCTGCCAGGTCGGCGAAGCCTCCCTTCTCATACATCAGCTGGCTGATCACCTTCCCATGGGGCCAGGCTTTTGTCAGCAGGATGTCCGTATCCTCGATCCGGTTGATCACCAGATGCACATGCCATGCACCCTTCGTACCGTGCTCGATATTCCGGATCCAGAAGATCTCATACCCTTTCTTCCGATACCAGTCCTTCATCTTCCGGATAAACTTTTTGAAATCCTCCTTCGCCCGCTCCATATCCGGAGGACGTTCCTCCTTCCGGTAGGTCAGCGTAGTAAAATAATCATTCTCTTTGAAATACTCCCGCATCCGCCACCTGGCCTTCTTCTCCCGGTTCATCTGGTTGACCTTTTCCATCTGCTCCGGTGTTGGCTTTTTCTTTTCCTCCCGTTTCTTCCCCGGAGCGCCATACCTTCCGTCATGGTATTCCTCTATCTCCATGAACTTTTCAAACCTGTACATTTTTCTTATCGTACCCATACATCCACGTCCTATTTTTAATATCTTTATCAAGTGATAAAATGGGCAAAAAATCCCCATTTCCCTTGACTTTCCGGCCCCACGGATGTATACTTATATTGTCTATATATCCATGTGGCCGAAAGCCATTTTTTTAACACATCCAGTGCGATGGATGTGTTATTTTTTTATTTTCAAGCTGCATCCATGCAGGATTGTATCCTATCCCGGAAGAAATTTTTTCTGTATCTTCCAGCTTACATCCTGCCTTCTCCGATCCTTCAGAGAATCAAATATTTCATTCCGTTTTCAATGGATTTCCTCTCTGCGTACTCTTCGACCTGTTCCATGGTGTCCAGCCCGGCAGGGGCGCACTGAATCGTATTGTCCTCCCACCGAATCCACGGCACCCATGCCATCCCACTGTGATCTATGTACTTTCCTGCTGCCATCTGTTCTCCTTCCATTCATTACGTAAGATTCTTAAATGTCCTTGTCTTTGTTTATCACTTTTTTCTCCTGTCCGCCCCTATATATGCGCTAAGATATCATTGATCAGGGCGATACCGGAATCTCCTTCCGTATTAATCCGCCGAGTACCGCCGCTGGCATACTTCGCTATCACTGCGGAAGGACCATACTCCAAATCTGTAAGGTCGTGGTAGGCCTTGGTCTTTTGCAACGCTGTCAGGAGCAGTTTACAAATCGCTTGTTTATCCTCTTCTGCTTGGTCCGGTCCGTATACCGGATCAAGTCTTTCATATATCCAAGCTATGTCCTTTGTCAAGCCAAGTGTTTCTTCCGGTATTTTTTCATCCCCCCAGATATGACCTTCTGTTTTTAAGATTGTTTCTACAGTGTACTTCATAATCAACGATTCCTGTTTACTTGTTAGATCATAGGAATCAATAGTTAAAGCCATGACTGCACCGATCAGCACAGCCAGATCCTTTTTCGATACTATTGCTTCGTTTTCATTGATCTTTACCATTTACAAAACCCTCACTTTCAGTTAGAATATAGTTGACTGATTTTCAGAGCACTCAACGGTTGCCGCCGTTCTTGAGTGCTCGTTTTTACTTCCACACAATGTCCCCGTCCTCTTCCCTGTAGTGGAACCACTGGCCATTTTCGTATCTGATCCGCACGGAGCCATCCGAGTCCCGCCAGATCCCGGTCACGTCTCCCTTATCCCAGCGCATCTTCCTGTTCTCGAAAACCTGTTTATGCTTTTTGATGCACTCGTCTACCAGATGCAAAAGTGGTAGGCTCTTTATGTCATATTCAATCTTCAAATGTAATCTTCCTCTTCTTCATAATCTGAAATACACCACCAGCGCCATGCAGGACAGATTCCCCAGCACATACCCCAGTGCGATGCTGCAGGCGCATAGTATCAGCGCTTTTCGCTTCCTCCGTTTCTTCTGTCTGTGCCTTACAAATGCGCGGTCATATTTATCCATAGGCTTGTCCTTTCTACCGCCCTCAGGCGGTTTTTACTCTTTCGAATCCGATTCCTTTCATTGCCTGGTCAAACTTTTTTTCAAGCAATTTGCAGAGTTCCTCCCGGGGAATATCTTCCTGCCTGACCCATTCCCCATTGATCTTAATCATGCTTACCACTTCAAATTTCTGCATTTACACCACCTCACTGCATTTTATGAATCACTGGTTGTACTTGTTGCTTAATCTTTTTACTCTTTCTCAGTCACAGTAAAGGGCACGATAGACTCTGGAATATAATTGACTTCATATTTATACTTATTTACCTTCGCCCCGCCCAGATCCTCGATCACATACATCGTATTTTCATTCAGTCCAATGATGTGCTTCTTATATGTACCATCTTCCATCTCACAGATAATACTGATCTTATTTTCATTTGATGCATCCAGAGAGAACGCCCCGATCACTTCAAATTCCACTTTATCTGTCCTGGAATTGATCACGGCAAATCTCCGGAGCACATTGAAATTATCAGCTTCTAAGGAAATATTGCTCGATACCTTTTCAGCCTCCGCACACCCAGTCATCCCTAAAGATAGAATCATTGCTAATGCTGCAATATATTTTCTCATTTTTTTACTGTCTCCCTTCTCTCAATTTCATCTAAATATTCAATAATCAAAGAATTATTCTCTTTTAGAATCTGATTGTTCCGTTCAAGAAACTGAATATTCTCTTGAATCTGAACATTCATATGCTTCCAGGCAATAATTTGACTACACAGATTCACTATCAAAAGACCAAAAAGCACTATTATTGAAATTCTCAACTTTAATATCTTTTTATCAATCGCTTCTTTTGTATTTATCATCCGTCTACACCACCTTCTTCCATTCTGCCTGTAAATTTCTTCCAGCGCTCCTATAATTTACATACAGGGCACTGCCATGCCCGAGTATGAAAGAAAGGAGACTTCCTTATGAATTTAGCTGACAAACTTGCATTGATTGTCTGTGAACAATGTAAACGGAACGAAAATGAGAGTGATGTTGATTTTTCTACTCGTCTTTTATCTGTTTACAATTCCTGTTACGATAATATTGCCAATATTCTTCAACAGGAAGACCAATCAATTGTAAACGAGTCTGTAAACGACTTTCTAATCAATAACTAATTTACCTAAAAAAGGTAACAACTTTAGCGCATCTGCCAGTATGCGGGATGCGCGATCAACTGTTAATTCATCCTCACACAATATTTTTATAATTTTTCTTATCGTTTCTTCGTCTTCCAGGTTTGATGTAAAACCAAGTGCCTTCCTTCCAGCAGCATTCACCTCTATACCACCTCCTATCTGCTTGCAAATTTCTTCCTGTTCTCCTATAATCTAGGTACAGGCTCCCGCCAGAGCTGAGTATTTAAGAAAGGAAAAAATATATGGAAAAAATCATTCAAAGTGAATCTGTGTTTAATGATGAATCTCCTTTTCATACTTATGATGTCGAAAAATATGTTTCATCTAAAACCGGACGAACTTTCTTTTTTAAAGAATGGATTCGTCATAACTACGATCCCGCAGGAAGCGTAATAGTTCTAACCGCAAATGATGGAACAAATGATGCAGCGCAAGTAAAAGTGCTTAAAAACGAATCTAAATACTATTTAGAATTTTCCAGAATATCAAAGCTCTCTTTGTAGATATTTTTTACTTCTGGCATATCTGCTGGGTTTGTAACAATACATTGGGTATATTTTCCTATATCAAATATGCCCAGTGAATATTTATTTTCAACATCCACAATCTCTACTTTGTTACTCCGACTGCCATCCCTATTAAAAATACGCAAGAAAGTTACCCTTCCATTTTTTATTTTTTTCATTTACCCACCTCCTTCTCTTCTGCTTGCAAATCTCTTCCGATTCCCCTATAATTTAGGTATAGGCTCCCGCCAGAGCCGAGTACGAAAGAAAGGAGAATTTCCATGAATCAATATGAAGAAAAATTACTGTCAATGATTAGACAGTCTTTTAAACATGGAAGTCATCATTACAACTCAACTATTTTAAAGATTCCAATGTAGTGCAAGAACTTATTTTGCCAGATCAATCCTCCGAGTACGTCTCTGATTTATGCTGGAACTTGAAGTCGAAAGGATACATCTTTTGTAGTCCCGGAGACAATTTAGCAAATAATATAGTCTTGACTGACAAAACCATTATCTACATGGAAAACCGCTTTAAAAACGGTATAAAAGATATTGCTATGTTCCTTTCAAATTTTTTGCCGTTTAATCTCTAATGCTCTATTACCATAGCTGTATCTGGTTCTCCTGGTACAGCTTCATTTTCATAAAAAACAGGATATGGTGCATCGGTTTTATGAAAGTTTTTAGCATGACTTATATTTGTTGTGTAATTGCAATCACCTCCATTTTTATAGCACCTGGTTTTTTTACACTTTTCCACTTCACCATCACATGAATAAAATACTTTTTCTGTATTCTCTTTCTTCACTTACACTGTCTCCTTCTTTACTTTTCCAGTGAACTTGTCCCATTTATCCCCTCGAAAACTTTTCCACATTTTGGTATCAGAGCATTTTTCCTATACCAAAATTGAATTTCTTGGTAAGCATCATCAAGAACTTCTAAAGTCATTCTGTTATCCGCCATACACTGTCTGATAGCATTCACAAGAATAGCTTGTTCCTTTTCCATATCAACGCTATCAAGATGTTCTGAATTCGTCTCAGGATTATTTCTCTGGATTGTTTTTAGTTTTTGTTTTATCTTCTTTATCATTTTCATTTACCTGCCTCCTTCTCCGCTTGCCTTGGTGCATTCCTCCCAAGCAAATAATCAATGCTTACGTTAAATTTATCTGCTATCTCTTAACCCGAGCAGATATTCCATTGATGTTCCAAAAAATCGAGACATTTCTAATAATTTAGAACTTGGAATATCAACAGATTCATTTATCCAGTTGTAATATGTTTTGGTTGAGACACCAAGTTCTTTTGCTGTCTCTCCTTTTGACATCTGTCTTCTTGCCCTTTCTGCCTCAATATTGACCAACATCTAATACCTCCTTCCGTTTTAGGTATCATTTTTTGATACCTTTTGCAGTCATCATATACCAATTTTTGATACGTATCAACAGATTTTTTAAAAAAAGTTACCAATTTTTGATACATTAATATTGACACGTTGTAAAATATTTCATATAATGCAATCAACAGGAGGTGAAATATGAAACTTGGAGATAGACTTGTTCAATTAAGAAAAGAAAAGAATTACACGCGCGAAGACTTTGCCAAACTTTTAGGCATTTCAAAATATACTCTTCGTAATTATGAATTAGGAGTGACAGAACCAGGACATCCATTTCTTATAAAAATAGCAGAATTGTTCAATACTTCCATAGATTATATACTTGGATTGACGGAAGAACGAGAAATTTTACATTCCTACGAACTTAAAGCATTAGAATATGACCATATAAAAAAATACCGCTCTCTTGATGATTCCGGCAAAAAACATATTGATTATGAATTGGATAGAGAATGCGAACGAATACAGCAAATCGAAGAAATGAAAAAGCAATTAGCAACAGAACTTTCCGAAGAGATAGCTCAAGCCTGTACCTACCCCTACCTCGGAAAAATTGCCTGCGCCGGTACCGGCTTTTACTTCGATGACATCCCAACGGACACGATCAAGGCCCCTTATGTGGAAGGCGCTGATTTTATCATTGGGGTAAGCGGCGAATCCATGGAGCCAGATTACCATGACGGCGAAAAGCTCTACGTCCGGAAAGTGGAATACCTTAGGAACGGCGATGTAGGTATCTTCACCATAGGGAATGAATGCTTCCTGAAAGAACTTGGCGAAGATGGCCTGATATCCAGAAATAAGAATTATGATGATATTCCGGGAGATGAAAAGGTTCGGCTGATCGGAAAAGTGATCGGGAAAGTTGAGTTATAACCGCACCAGCGATTATATAAAAAGGAGTATAATACATTATGTCAACCATAGAAAAGCTATATCTATCAATAGTAAGCGGTACACAAGACAAAAACACTAAATTTAGGGATTTGCAAAAACTTCTTGATATTTTAGGTTTTGAATGCCGCATAAAAGGGGATCATTTCATATATTCTTATGGTAACCTTAGAGAAAATATAAACATCCAGCCTGACAGCAACATGGCGAAACCTTATCAGGTCAGGCAGATCCGGAACTTTTTGCAGAAATATCAAATCAGATTATAGGAGGTACGCACATGTATAAGTATGAACGTATTATTTACTGGTCAAACGATGATAATGCCTTTATTGTAGAAGTTCCAGAACTTCCAGGATGCATGGCTGATGGCAAGACCGTTGAGGAAGCGATCGCCAATGCAGAAGTTATTATAAAAGAATGGATTGAAGTTACTATTGAACGCGGGCTTGAAGTTCCAGAGCCTAAAGGACGGTTAATGTATGCCTAAAGGAGGACGATTATGTCATTACCACAAAAACAAGTTCTGAATATGATAACATTGTCTGTACGGGTAAAGTGGTAGGAAAGTATTGAAATGTAAACGTAAATTGAAAGGAGTTTATATGAATAATATGGAGGCAATCTATGAATGAACAAGATACTAAAACAAATGATTATGGGCCTGATTATATAGGTAATGTAATACGAATATTAGATACTCAAACTTTAGTGGTAAATGCTGGTGAAGCAAAGTTGAAAAAAGGAGATGAAATCAAGGTTTATACCCAGGTAGAACCCTTGTACGATGTAGATGGTTCTCTTTTATGCATGTATGAATATACAAAAGATACTTTGACAGTTACTGATGTAAATAAGAAGTATTCTGTGTGTCGAAAGATGAAGAAAAAAACTGTTGAATCAAGTATGACCTCCGTTGCAACTATTTTATCCTTGTCCCCGTTGTTTGATGAAAATAAAGAACCTATTCCTTTAAATATCAATGATAACGATATTTCTCCTATTAAAGATTTCAACCGTAAAATACAAATAGGAGATCCTATAAAATTGGCGTAA